ACCTGCCGACGCTGGCGGTGTCAACAGTTATAGACGTTTCGGCGCGCAACGCCTTGTTTTTGGTGCGCGGGCAGTTGACGCGCTCACGGTCTCCGCACGCTACAAGCAGACTGCCGATGAGCAGAGCCACAAAACTAATCCGCCAAATCATATGGTTTCTGCTCTGGTAGTGCTTCTATTTCGTCTGCTGTAAGTTCCCGCGTGACGGTCTCGCCTGTTTCCGCGTCGTGGAATGTGCCATATTTGGGTTCCATTATTTATGCCTTTCGGTATCCGTAAACTGTGATAGTTCCGCCGGTCATGGTTCCGCCAGTAGCAATAGTAAAACCCGTAAAAGCGCTTGCTACACCGTGATAACCGGCAATAGTGCCAGCTACAGAACCAATATAGTTGCCTGCAAATTGGGTATATTTTGCTGTGTTTGGGCCTAATATGTCTATGTCTATTGTGTTTGAGTCGCCCGACTCGCCAATGTAATTCCATTGAGCCGCATTAGATACGCCTACTGATGAAGCTGCACCGCCTGCATACGCCCAATAAGCGAGTATCTGATAATAACTTGTTGCAGCGCCAGTCAAAGTCATAGACATGGCTTGTAAAGAACTACCTACGCCACCGTGCGCAACTATTCTATAATTTGTATACGTGCTAGTGAAACAGTTAGCGACAGCAACGCTAGAAACCGCCGTGCCTATTGTAGTTGAACTAACAAATACAAGCCCGCTGTTTGCTAGATAAGTGTTTGTGTCCGAAGCGGTCAGCACTTCGCCAGTAGTAAAAGTTTTTATAGCCATTAGTACCCCAGTCTATTTGAGTCAAGTTTGCCAAAAGTGGCATCGTTAAGAATTAGGTAAGCGTTAAGGTCGGCGGCCGAAACGTAGAACGTGTACCGAGCGTTGCCCGGTACCGCGCTGAACGCCGCACCTTCAATAATGCATTGGTATGTCGTGCCGCGAAAAGCGACGCTGACTTGCGCGCCAACACAGTTGCCGACGTTAAGGTTGCCGCCGACAGTCGCCAAGTCCCATAGTGCAAAACTGTTTTGGGCATTAGCCAAACATGAAAACGACGTGATGGCTAAAGTACCGCTTGTAAAATTATTAAGCAGATAGTTGGCATAATCGGTGGCCTGTGACGCTGAGGCGTTAACTGTGTTTACAGAATATGTGCGGTAAGGCTTGACGCCTGTTTGTACGGTCTGAACTGCAAAAGACTCAGGGTCAACGGTTACCTGGCTGTAAAAATTGTCTGCGTAACTAGCGAACTCAATGTTGTCGTACACCTGGTTGGTTGCGTTGTTTGTTGTGTCGCTGAAATTGATGTTTGCTACTTGTGCACCAAATGGCGAAAAAATATAAACGCCTTGGAAATCCTCACGAATGCGGCCATTAGTCGTTAAGCAAACAGTATTTACCCAGTCTGCCCAAGTGCCGCTAACTGTCGTGCTGCCCATATTCGGACCTGTAGCCGGCGAACTTGAGTAAGCAATGTTTAGCCCACTAGCCGTGTTAGCTGCAGTTTTTTGGGCAAACAATGTGTCTGCTGCCATGGCGTAACTTTCACCGCTAGCTCTGCCACATCGCGCAAAATAACCTTCAAGACTAATGGTCATGTAGTCGGCGTTGCCGACCCCACCAGCAAACGGTATGCCGTAAGTCAACTGCACATTAGATATGTTGCCAGAAAATTGCAGTTTGTCTGCCGCGCCGTTTTCCCACCAGACGCGCACAATGGCACCGGGTTTAATTATTGAGTTAGGCGCTGATGGTTGGCGTACAACAATGGTGCCACTCAAACTTGAATACTGGTCTAACTGTCGTTCGCGCCCAGTCTTAAAGTTGATGCTCTGCACGTTGCTGAGCGTGATAACGTCGCTATCGGTAGCTGTAGAAACCTGTACGTAAAAGTCTTGGACAGCCATTAGTACGCGTTGCTTATTTTAATGGGCACGCTGCCGTTTGTACGCATGTAGGCGCGTAGCGCGCTTACTACTGCGTTCGGGTCGCCGCCGTTGACGTTGATAATCACGTTATTTTCTACAGCGTTTGCGCTGCCATTCCTGCCTAAATCCGCTGGCGCCACTGGCTCAGACATACGGCCTATAGATATTTCTTGCAATGCTTTAATGTCTTTGCCTGGCTTTAACAGGTTGATGCCGGCAATAACAATGTTGATTGCCTTAATAAAGCCGTTTGCCATGCCCTCGACATACGCGGCCACAAAGTTAACTACGGTGCGCACAACTTCTCTAAAACCTTCAAACTTTTTGTAGGCCGCAACAATGGCAACGCCTAAAGCAATAATGCCGGCAGTAATTGCAACAGCAGGGTTTAACAACATTGCCGCGTTAACAGCAAGAATAGACACAGCCAAAATGCCCATGGCAGCAATGACAGCTGCAAGCAGGTCTGGGTTTTCTTGTGCCCAGGTAGCAAACTTTTCTAACACTGGTTGCAGTTTTTCCATAATTGGCAAAAAGGCTTGCCCTATTGACTCTTTAGTTTCGCCAAACGCAATGCCAAGTTTCTTCATGCCGCCTGCGGCTGTGTTTGCTGCGGCTTCACCTGCACCACCAAAGTTTTCAGTCAACACAGCCTGCACTTCAGCAAGGCTGGCGCCGTCTTTAATCATGGCCTTAATTTCTGGGCTCAGACTGTTAAGCCCTTTCATGTTGCCGGCGTAGGCTTTAGCTAGCGCGTCGGTTACGTCAACTAAAGGCTTGCCTGTTGCAGCTGCAACGTCGGTTGCCAGGTTCATTAAGTCCGTGGCTTTTGTAACGTCTTTTGTGGCAACGATTAACTTCTGAAACGCTGGGCGCGCCTCGTCATCGCTTATGGCCGCGCTCTTGGCCAGACTAGAAATAAAGGCCTCAACAGACGCAACTTGTGCATCGGTTGCTTTAGAACTTGCTTTAATTTGTCGAGCAAGACTTGCCTGTGCTGCTTCGTCTTCTATTGCTGCTTTTACGCTGTCGCCAATAATGGCAGTCACAGCGCCTAGTGCTGCTGCTGCGGGTACAGCAGCCTTTTTAATAGCAAATTGGGCTTTTTGCCCGACGGTCTCCAGCTGCTTAAATTCACGAATAGCGCTTTTAATGCCTTTGTCGTTAAAGTCGCTAATAATCGGAATGGAAATCATTGCAGTTCCCTATTGACCTTGTTAATGACGCGCAACGCTGCGCGCTCTATCTCAACTGTGATGCTGCGTATCTGGCTGTAGACGGCAGGCCCAAAAATGCGAGTGCGGCCTTGCGTTGGCGTGTTGCCCAGATTAGTTGCCAGGTTGTTGCTGGTGCGTCGGCCCGCTGTCTCAAATATGCCAGTAGCCGCGTCAGTCTGCTGTATGACGATTACGCCGTTGCTGTTGCGCCTTGTGTCTAATTTGACTTTGACGCCCTTAGACGCCTTTCTAGGGTCGTATGGGAACAGTTTACGGCCATTGTTAGACCACGGCTGAGACATGCCAGACAAGGGCACGCCTACAGATGAGTAGCGCGACTGTGCAGCTTGTATTGCCGGCTGGGCTATCTGATTCAACTCTGCTGCAAACTGCTTACGTAGCCCAGGCTCAATTTTGTTCAGCGCAGCCACAGCCTCTCGAATGCCTACAAGTTGTGTGTCAACTGTTGCTGTCATGCCTTGCGCCTTGCCTTGTTCATAATACTAATGCAAGTGTTTAGGTCAGACGTCAGAAACTCTATGTTTGGCGGCCAGAAACCTGTTTCTACCAATAAATGGCAGAGGGCTAGTCGGTGGCCGCTTGTGTAGGGTTTACGTCTTCCTGCTCTACAACTTCAGGCATTGCGACAAGTTTTTTTATAAAATCGTCAAAGACAACTGGCACCATGATGCCGTGTAGTTTGCTGGCCTCGAATGCAAGATACGCCAGGTCTTCAGCGCCGATGCCTTGCGCTAGGTCTGACATTTTGCGTTTATATTTTCGTTCCCATTGCACAGCGCACCAAAGGTTAGTGGTCACCTCATACGGGCCGTTGCCTGTGTCTAGTTTCATTGTTATTTGCATGTCTGCCGCCTTGCGTCGGGTTAGTTATGGGGTGATGTCGCGTGCGTACGTGCCGCCGACAAATGAGGCGGTAACCATGCTCAGCTCGCCTACAGCGCCAGCAATAGGCGTAAAGTTGACCAGCTGCATGTTAATTATTGTGTACTCAGGGTTAGACGCGGTTTCTGAGGTGCCTGCTGGCGAAATAGTTAATTCTGTGGTGCCGGTGCCTAAGTTTGCAAACAGTGTCGCTTCAACTTCGCCAGTGCCGTAAGACAGGAACATTTCTAGCTCTACTTCTACGGTTTGCAAGCCAGCCACAAAACGGTGGCCTGTATCGCCAAAAGCAGTTGACTCTAAACTGTCTACGCCGACGGTAATAGTCGCGCTACGGCATTGGTCGGTCAGGTCAACTTTTGCGC